CGGACATCCCCGCCACATCTGCCAGAATCTGACGAGCCGTGAAGTCCGCCTTACGAGCATTAAAGGTTGCTTCTGTCGCAATAACATCGTTGTCGCAATACTCAGCAACCTTAGTCCAAAGTTCCTCCGGCACAGGCTTGTCCCAAGGCAGACCAAGTTCCTGATGGTGAATACCCAGTTCAATCTCGAACTTTTTAAGGGACTGCTTCTTACTGGAAAAGTCATACACATCCGTATACGACACATTATAGGCTTCGCCAAAGAAGCAATTTGCGCTGCCGTTGATGATCTTTGTCGAGAGATTATAAAGCTGTTCGTTCGTATACCCCATCAGCCGAGCATAGAGAATATGGTTGTCGTATCGACGGCAGTTGAAGCCAACCAGACGGAATCGCATCAGCTCTTCAATCTCAGTCGGGGTAGGGTTAATCATACGAACCACCGGCTTACCCTCGCCCTCGATTTTCCAGTTCACCAAGAACAGGTTCGGAAATACCTCAATATCATAGAATACGAGCTTGGCATCATCATTTTTTGCTCCTGCTGACTGGTCTGCGGACTTAAACTGCATCTTGTTTACTAACTTGATACAGTAATCCGCTTGATGTGTGCTGCTCGCCGCAAATGCCAAGACAGCATTGCGCATATCAGTCACATCATAATTGAGTCCGCTTGCATAAGCATCCTCAAGAATTTTGTAAATGAAGTCGATACTGGGCTTTGTTGCTGGATGGTACTCCTTGTTCAGATTTCGCTTGATTTGCGTTCTAAGCCCTTTCTCGCTCTTCACCCCTTCAAAATTTATCACTTGTTTTTCTCCTTTCAGTGGTAAACCCGAGTTGATCGTTGCGATAGGCAGATCATTACACTTTGTCAGCTTTCTGCGCAGCGAGCTTTTACCGGTGAAGACCTTCACTTCAATATGATCGTCGTACACTCGGCTGAGCTTGCTGACATCACCGGCATAAATATAATGAAGGTGGATGCCCTGACCGCTTTTGCTGAGTTCAGCATAGGTCGGCGGCCATTTACTCGCTTCTTTGAGATTCAGTTCATACGACTTATTGCCGTCCTTATCCTGAATATCAAAGTCAATAACAATGTGGTTCTCCGGGACTTTCACATAATGCAATCTGGATGTGGACAGGTCGCTCAACTTAGTAGAAACTTCATCCCATTTGGAAGTTGGTGTCTCTTTAGCCGAAGCATACTGAGCAGGACAATCTGCGCATTCTCTGTCAAATACCGATTTCTGTTTTAAGAACTCGATCAGTTTATGCTCAGGCTCGTCTTGCTCGGTAAGTGTCTTATCCTCGAATTTCTCGGTTCGAAAACCAATGTAATAACTTCGCACACGAGTTCCGTCATCGAGATTGAACCTCTCCTTGTAATCCCGGAAATAGTTTTTCAGTTCCTCCTTAAATATCCTCTGAGAGAATGGGAAGGTAACTTTTGCCTCATCGCAATAGGTTTTATACATCTCCCATGAGGCTTTGAGAGTTGTCCCGTCTTCTTTCTTGAAGACATGGTAAGAATCAATAATGAAGTTATAGAAATCATTAGATGCACCAAGCATCGTCACGGGAATATAATCATCGTATCTGCCCGGATTCTCCAGATAGACTTCCTGACAATGATAAGCAATGGCACCGAGTTCGAATTCGATCTGCTTTGTCACCGCCTTGTATTCCTTGGGACTTAATTTGTTTCCGGAAGGGGACACATCGATCAATCGTCTGATAAGACCTGACTTTGCGTCCGTAATCTTGACCGGTTTATTGGTGCCCATGAACAGGAAGCACTTGAAGCGGTTTGCGTAGGTCGATTTGAACTTTTCATTTACTGTCATCAGCTCGTGAGAAACCAAACTATTCAGTCGGGTGTTATCCTCGATGCGAGATAAGTCACCGTCATGCTGAATTGCCACAAGAGGATTCGTCTTGAATGCCTCTAATGCAAAGGAATTACTGGACGAACCCAGTGCTTTCGCGTCGAAGACGGAGTAATATCCTTCAAAGAGCTGCTGAACAATGTTCAGAACCGTAGACTTACCCGTACCTGCTGCACCGTATAGAACCATAAATTTCTGCAATTTTTTCGACTCTCCACAGACAATAGAACCAATAGCCCATTCAATTTTCGTTCGCTCTTCTTCAGAGTAAATTGTGGACATCAGCTTATTCCATGCATCCGTGGCCCCTTCTTCAAGAGGATAGTTCAGCCGCTTACTTGCATAGTCTTTTTTATTCGTCGGTGTATTGGAGAATATAAGTTTCTCATCAAGCATGTGGAAAGAATCTCGCATCTGCTTTTGACAGTATTTATGCCATGAATCGATCATTCCAGATTCGGAATCCCACATGTGCAGAACTTTAATACTCGAATCAAAGTTTTTGCGGTTTTCCTCTGCATACTTGTCAAGTTCCCGGTCAATAAGCTGGAGCGCATCTTGCTCGTCCGTAGACCATAAACCTCGGTCTTCTAACCAAATAGCATAGAAGTCGCCGCCTCTAATCATCAGGTCGGAGCTTTTCTTAATGATAAACTTCGGATAGATTTCTATTACACCACGCTTCGTACTACGGGTCGAAATCATTAAAAAGTCGATCATCGAAGTTCTTTAGTCTCCTTCCGTTTTTCTAAGCTCCTTGATTTCGTTTTTAAGGTTCCCGATCTCATCACGCATACTGCGAATCTCCAAGTCCTGGATAAGCATGTTCACAGTCATAACTGTGGCAACCATGACGGTGCTGCGATTGAAAGACCTCTGCTTTCTGAGCGTCTTAGCAAACACACGCATCGCAGTTTCGGAGCAGCGAAGACTGCCGAAAATATAACGAATCATTTCATCCATGTTTCTTTTCTCCTTTCATGTCGGCAAGAAATTGATCGATCGTTTCAAACTTCCAAGCCTTCGGCTCTCTCAACGAAAATATAAATTCCTGTCCGTTGGTTTTGCGAATTCGAATGCTGTTTTTACCATTTGGGAAGTATTCTTTTACCTCCTTTGCCTGGTCGGGTAAGCATGTCTGAAAAAACCCGTACACTTGCGTATGAATCATGATAATTCTCCTTCATAGGATGCTGTCCAAATACCAATTCATCTGCCACCAGATTTCAACAGTTCTCATGTCATACTTGCAGCGTTCGACGGTAAACAAACCGCCTTCGCCATTTCGCTTGTATTTGCGGTTCATAAATCGAGATATTACATCGTCCGTATACGCCGCATCAAATCGAGAATCACTCATCGACCCTAAACCCAGACTGACAATCATGTTCCAGAACCACTGTCCCAAGCGGTTACCGATATCCGGGTCGGTCATAATATGTTCTTCGCAACGAAACGCTAAGGCAATAAGCATCTCCAATACACTGCAAGGGCGGTTATCCAGATAACTGGCAATCATAAGATCCTCGTATTCTTTTTCATAACCAAAACGATACCGGAGGTCTATCCCATCTTCTGCTCGATTTCCGTCCATCGGCAGCATATATTGAAAATCAATATTATGCAGATGACGAAGAAGCTTCTGATAAGACAGCCTCCGGCTATATCGTTCGTTACATACGAGCTGACACATCCACTCAAAATATTCATTGTTCAGCTCAATTTCAGTCATTCGATCCTCCTATTAGTAGTTGGAGCCTTCAGCCACATCGGAGAAAGAGCGATTGTCTCTGAGAATTTCATAATCGCATCTCAGACGGTCGTTACGAATAAAGACCGAATCGTCCTCATACTCTCCGAAATGTTCAGCAAAGTCCTCGCCAACAGTGTCCTCAATATCCTCGACGACTTCATCTTCATCGTCGGCAAGGACTCCGTCACCAGCATAATAGACCAGACTGATCTGCGTGTAATTGTCATTCTCACCATAATTGTCCGGAGAGATGACATAAGGTTCATTGGGCATAGGATCATCCTTTTTTTCTTCAGTATTTTTCTTGCTGTGCTCCGTGTAATTGGTATAACCCTCTTCCTGGAGCTTAGCTGCATAGTTCACCAGGTCGGGTTTCAGCTTGGCAATATCTGCCTTATGCTGATTCTCCTCCTGCTTTTCATTGCTCTTTTCGTCCTTGGCAATATTAGCGATTACGGGCTTTCTTTCGGCAAATGCTGCCTTCACAGAATCAATCTCTTCCTGCGTGATCTGCTCGTAATACCGTCTAAGACAAAGCCATGTCGCTGCGGCGCCTACTGTAGCCCCAGCTAAGAACATGGCAAAACCGGTTTTACTCATCTTCGTATTCCTCCTCGTCAGTTTGAATTGTGACAACAGTAATGGCGAGACCTCCGAACAGCAATGCTGCACTCAGGAGAATCCCGCCAGTAATGTGTCTTTTCCGCCGACTGTCCAGCATGGCGTCGACGGTTGAGATGAAGTCATCCAGAATATCCATCATTTACTCCTTTCCACCAGAGAGAACAGCAATGCCTCCTACGAGACAAAGCCCTGCCATAGTGGAAAGAATGTACGAAAACAAAGCTTTCATTTTATGTTCTCCTTTCAGTCATAACTCGAAAAGTAGTGACAACACTCCTGAAACAAAGGCTCACCATACTTACTGTATCCTCCGGCCATGAAGAACACACAATCGTAATTTGTCCGTTCCAAAAGTTCTTCCTTTACCAACTCAACAATCTCAGGCATGACATAACAACGGTCAATCCTGCTGTTCCACATTACGCTGAACTGATTGGGTTGATAAACAACATCGTACACAGTATCCGGGAAAGATGTATGGTCAATACGGTTAAGAATTGTATCAATGACTAAGCGTTTTCCCAGTTCTGTTTCTCCTTCAGCTTCACCCATGGTTACGAGTGCTATGAGGTCGATTTCCTCTTGTGTAAGAGGGTAGTCTGGCTCTTTCTCAACCTCAGGCGTTAAGTTAGGAGATTCCATCAGAAGATCAGCCATAATCATCGGCTCTGCCTCCGCAAGAACCGGATAAGATTGCTTAATCTCCAATGTTTCTTTATCTGTAGAGCGAACCACGCCGCATACTGCAAAACCAACAAAGAATATCATGCAGAGAACGGTGGCTATCGCTCGTGGTTTGATGCGCATTGTTAAAACTCCTTTACATTAAAAATATCACCCCCAGTCCAGGTCTGAAGGTGATTGATTACATCTTTTCCCAGATGTTGCCCTCAACATTGAAATCGAGAAGAAGCGCCGGCTCATGACGACCATCCTCGGTCTCACGCTCTACCTCAACGATTCGGAAATTAATGTAGCCGTCCGGACCATCCTTTGTCCAACCGACAATCTGACCAGCAGGGGTACGAGGAAGATCAAGATCGTCCAGAACCTCATTCAGGAAGAGGTGACCACGGGTCTGAAGCTTGTCATTTGCAAATGCCTGCTGTGCCTTAAGGAACATGCGGTTGTAATCGGGATTGGTTTCGTAGTTGCGGCTCTTACTGTCGAAATATACAGCATAATCGCTCTGGAGATTAGGGTCGGCGACCATCACAGTCTTCTTGACCTTCTTCTCCTTTCCGGTCTCGGGATCAACTTCGATTTCCTCGAACTTCTTTGCCTTAATACCATACTTGAGTTCGGTATCGACCTGCTCGCCGAAACGCTCGATAACTCGACCACGATACTCCTTGAAGCTCTTATCGATTGCAGCATAAGCAGCACCAAGAGCCACATTGCGTTTACGCAGAATATTGTTAGATGCCAGAATACTGGTGATGGACAGAGTGCCAAGAATAATGGCAGGACCATAAAGCTTTGCGAGCTTCATTCCGGTCTGAGCATAGACCACAACCGTGTCTTTCTTGCCATCCTCGTTCGTATACTCCTGGCCATTGATTGCACCGGTTTCCATACCTTCATGAATGGTGTCGAGAGTACCCTTAGTTTCATCGAGAATCTCTGCTACCTTAGTGGTAGCCTTACAAGCGAGAACGGCACTTACGACCGTACCGGCAATACCAGCCACAACGAGAATCTCGGGGCTGTGTTTCTTGAGCTTCATAACGGCCTTGGAAGCCACGCCGTTCACGCTCTTCATAATTTCAGTTTTATTTTTCATGGTTTGTTATTCTCCTTTTCAGTTTTTAGAGTTGATTTCAGCACCACAGGCAGCGTATCCAGCCAAATCGACATAGCTGTCGTCCGTAGCCGTTCCTGTCCTGATTCGTGCGATCTTAAGAAGCGCCATCATCATGGCAACATCATTTGCGGTAAATTCAACGCCTTTATAGACGCTCCAGAAGCCTGCAATAGCAGTGAAGTTATCTTCCGGAGAGCCGTATTCGTTCTCTCTCTGCCCACATACGCAAGCCTTTGCTTTATCGAGAGTCTCAGATCTGGTCATCATCTGCATCCTCCTCATCTGTAGAAATAAACGGAATATAGTCACGCTTACGCTCCTTAGCAATTACCTGACAGCCGCACATAGGGCAATCAAATGTGTCATATAAACTTTCTTCGGCAGTAGAGCCAAAGGCAACTGCCAAACCAGTCTTTCCGTTATCACGAGCAATATAATGTCTCTCGATAATGGCATTGAATTTAGTGCCACAAATTTTGCATTCAAGCATTATTTTTCTCCTTTCAATTCAGCGGGATAGCACGAGGCAGTTTCAGAATATAACCATCTCGAACTCGTACCGCAGTTGCACCGCCAATGTTTGTCCAACCGTAGCGGTTCATAGTGAAATTATCATTGGGAACACGAGCGAGATCATAGAAATCGGACACGCTCACCGTTCCGTACTGACTGATAATATCGTTCATTGCATCGAGAACCGCTTCTGCATCTCCACGAGTATCGAAGAGAATATCATCATAGTCAGGTGTATTGCGTCTATTGCCGACGGAACCTGCACGCACTCTGTCTGTGCCTTGATCGTAGTAGTTCCGATAAGACACCTTAGATGCCGTTCCGTTTTTCTTGCTGCGACCTGCCTCGCCGTACAGAATCATGTCAATACCGGTAGTGACAATGTCAGAAATCGCTTTCTTGACAGCAGGCACAATGACCTCCATCAAAATATAAGATTTGACATTGTTTGCATCTTCTGCAATAAAGACATCTGCGAATTTTTGCATCTCGCCTTTTTTTCGAGTTTTTGCAGCCCCGGTAATAACCGCCTCGACTTTCTTTTCTGACTGTTGCTCCTGACGAGCCTTATCAGAATTAGATTTGTAATCTTCCACTGGGTGATCTCCTTTCTTATGCCGGAATCAGCTTACCGGGCAGAGTAATTTTTGTGTTCGGCATCAAGCCGTTTTCTTTTTTATATCGATAGGCGAGATTGCTCTTCGCTTTCGCTTCCGTCGGAGCAACAGTAGTTGCCTTCCAACGATGCTGAACGCAATCATCGAATCGCATAACAGGACCGTCATATTGATACTGCTGCATATTTTTTCCTCCTTTCGAGAGATAAAGAAAAAGGGAAAGCACCTTGTTACAGGTACTCTCCCTTATCCGAACTTCTCAAATTCGCATTTTCAGTTGTCTTCAGTGACAACATCGGATTCTTCCAAGATAACCGTCTTCTCCTCAGCAGCCATCTTCTTCTGCTCGATCTGGGCTTTGATGTTTGCAATTACCGGCTTTGCTACATACTTGTAGACGACCACGCCTACAACTACGCTCAAGCCGATACCCGCAGCAATCTTTACACCCTTGCTCAAGCCAGCGTTCTCGATAACCTCTTCGGTAGCTTCAACGACCTCGTTGTTCATAATCTCATTGTTGTTCATTGTGAAATCTCCTTTCAAATGTGTGAAATTGTGGAATGTTCTTCCATTAAATAAGTTGTAAATTTCGCGCGGTAGCTTACTGGTAGTCATAAACCGGAGCAACCTGATAATCAATCACCAGGCAGGGGGTACCGTTTGCATCCAGCTGCGATGAGAATGCAAGGTCAATGTAACCCTTATCGATGCTCCATCCGAGCATATCGCCCATCTTAGTTCCATCCAAACCGAGTTCGTAGTAGAAATCGTTCAGCGTGACATACATTTCGTCACGCATCTGACGATTCAGTTCATTCATGACCCGGGTGATTTTGTCTCTGTCAGACTTGAAATATCGTCCGGACAAGACATCATAGCAGATCGTGTTGCCGCCGCTTTCAGTGAGAATCACTTCTCGAACAGGGTTCTTAACCATCTTGTCTTTCGACACAGAGTCTCGAATGGACTGTTCCTTTTTCTCACCAATTGTCTCAACGACTTTTTCCTGATACTCCTTCAAAGTAGACTCTGAAAGGGTATACGCCGTTGCCAGAGCAGCATTCCGACGAAGATTAGTCGAGCTTGCTCCAATCAGGCAGAAGACAGAGATGGAGCCTACAACGGCTGCCGGAATATAACAAGGCCAAGCCGTCTTGATGATATCCTTCGGCTCAAGTCTGTCCGTATCCAGCTCATCTTTTCTCTCTTCAAGCAGAATCAGAGCTTTTGGTGTTGCTTTTACCGCCATAACAGTGGTGGTAATCATGCCGGCAATTCCAATACCGGTGAGAATTTCAGGACTATGTTTTTTCATTGCCGTCCGTACACTCTTGGCAATGCTTGCTAAACTTTGTTTAGGCATGATTTTCTCCTTTCATCTGAAAACATTGCACAATGCGAGGCACATCAATCACATAATTAGGACCAATTCGCACTACACTCATGTTCAAGACTGCATCTTTAGTCCATCCATAATTTCTTAACTCGTATGAGTCTTTGTCCTCTAAACCGCAAAGTTCATAATAGTCATTTACGCTGACCGCCCCATATTGAGTGGAAAGTTCGAGCATTTGGCTATAAACCTTCTCTGCATCAACACGAGTGGCAAAAACCGCAATATCATAGATACGGCGTACAGGTGGTCTGCGCTCTGTCGTCGAATTAACTGCCAGTCCGTATTTTTGTTCGAGCAGATACGCTTGGCATAGAATGTCGAGTTCCTCTTCTGTTGCTCCTTTTGCTGCCGCCTGTACAATGTAAGATCTCATAACCTTAGAACTCTGCTTCTGTTGACGGTAGTTTTGGTATGAAACTTTCATGTTTCTTTTCTCCTTTCGGTTAAACAAATAGTAGACTTAATTCTTCAGCTGTTTCGACCGCATTCTGAAATATAAAGCTACGCTGCTCATCCTCGCCGTAACAAGCATACATAGCCATCTCGAACATGAAGTTTTCGATGATGGTGATTGGATCGTCGAAAGGCTTGTCCATGATTCGATCACAGATTTCATATGCAGCCCATTGCTGATATGACCTTTTTCTGAATTCATACTTTGGCCATGTGAAGGATGGACTGAACAGATGCTCATCAACATATCGTTGAATAATCGAAACAGCCGTGCTTGTATCACACATATTGTTCAGATAAAGAGGAAGAGCCCTTGTTAGGACTCCTCATCTTCTTCATCGCTAAGTGCGGCAAGCTTCTCATTGATGCGTTCGTCGATTTTCTCTTCCATCTTCTTCTCGTTCACCCAGTCAGTGAGGAGCGTAGCCCCCATACCTACTGCGGTAGCGACAAGACCAAGGATTTTAACCAATTTTGCATTATTCATAAAGCGAAACCTCCTTTTCGTTTTCATAAAGTAAAATGTATTTTTTGCGAACTTACAGATCTTCCATCCACTCGGCTGTCGGCTCAAAAACCATGTCAATGACATAGATCTCCATGCCGTCATCCAAAGTGAGTCGGTGATGGTTAAAGTCGATCCAATAAATATCACCATTACAGCTTGACCATCCAACAGCGTCTCCGAGTTCCGTCTTTTCAAGTCCGAGAAACTCATAAAAATCATTAAGTGGGATGACTCCTGCGAACATGAAATTGCGGTTCAGATGGTACTCAGCCTGAATGACCTTTTCGATGGTTGACTCAAAATATCTTTGCGAAAAGCTATCGTAAAAAGTGCGGGAGACTTCTGGTTCCATACCTTCACCAAAATCGAGGGAAGAATCGTACCAACCTCCATTAGCAGAGATACTGATGTCCTTGCACTTTTCTTTGGCGATAGAATCTACGATGGCATTATGAGCTTCCTCACCATAGAGCTCTTTCAGCTTGTCCTTATACTCCTTATAAGAACTTTGGACGAGAGCATACGCACTTGTTAGTGCTGCCTGTTGGCGTCGATTTAAGGCGTTGGCACCCATAATGCAAGCAATAGTAGAAGCTCCAAATGCCACTGCCGGAATATAACATTTCCATGCAGCGATGAACGCCTCTTTCTTGGTGTACGCATATGGATCGCCATCATGCTTTTTGCGACTGTCTGCATAAACTAACGCTACTGCTCGTGGGGTCGCTTTGGCTGCGGCGATTGCAGTAACCACAACGCCGGCTGATGCTACAAAAGACAAAGCAACAGGCGAGTATTTCCTGATGCAAAGCCCCGACTTATGCAGCAACTTTTGAATTGCTTGGTTTTTGCTCATGTCTTTTCTCCTTTCATGTTTTGTTATTGCATAGCCCTTAGAAGGTCTAAAATGTTCGCTGCCATTTCACTGGCAGATCGAAACATAAGACTTGTGTTTGGATTCACCCTCGCATACTTAGCGGTCTTCATCATGAATTCATGCGTGAGCTTACAGAATTCATCAATAGACCCTTCTCTTCGGGGGTAAATCTGTTCGGCGATAAAATCTCTGAGCTCGTCGACAGCCCATTGTGAGTAACTCGCTTTTTTATAATCTTCAGTCCATTTACCAAACAAAGGCGGCAGCCAAGCGTCCATGCGGTACATGTCATACAAGATTAAATCAAGCTGATCGATGCTCATGTCTTTTCTCCTTTCATGCGAAAATAAAAAGCAAGAGAGACTGTATCGGATTCGAACCGACGACCTCCACGGAAGTGTGGCGCTCTACCAACTGAGCTAACCCGTCTCTCATAATAAGACTTGTAAATTTCGCGCGGCAAAAGAAAAGAGCCGTTGTTAGCAGCTCTTTTCAAGTTTTACAAACCAATACTTTTCAGGATTTTAGTAAGTTCATCTTTCTCAAGATCGGCATCTATATCCA